ACTCCGGTGAGTGATCTCGCTAAGCGTCAGATCGAAGACGACATGTTTACCGAACCCGCAGAAGCCACGGTGCGGTCAATGGATCTCGGTCTGGGTGGTGAAATCCATGTGCATGAGCGCAACGGACAAGCCGTTTACATGCCGGGTGAGGGCCACGAGCAATACCTAAATGCGATACGTCGAATTGCCAATCTCGACCAAGAGGCAGTGGAAGTAGGTGACGATGATGACGATGATGAAGAATCGCCTGTCAAGCAGGGGTTGCTTGAAAACGCTATTTCGGCGATACTGACGAGCATTATGAGCCACGTTGACCTGAATAAATCGTCTGAAAACACCAAAGTAATCAAGGTGGATGACGAGCAGCGCATTGTCTGGGGCTGGGCCTATGTCTCAACCCAGGACGGCGAACTGCTCGTTGACAGCCAAGGTGACTCCATCGAACCCGTTGAAATGGAGAAGATGGCGACGGATTTCATGGCGAATTCTCGTTCTGCCAAGGTCATGCACAAGGGCGATACTGTCGGCCAGTTTGTGCATTCCTTCCCGATGACCAATGAGATTATGAAGGCGTTCGACATTTATTCCGACCGTGAAGGTTGGATTGTCGGCATGCGGCCTCATAGTGATGAGGTCTGGAAGGCCTACAAGTCCGGTGAGTACACTGGTTTCTCAATTGGCGGAAAAGCTGGCGAAGTGGAGGAATACGATGCCGCGTAAGCTGAAAAATATCGTTCTCGATGAGGTTAGCGGCGTCGATGTTCCTGCGGACCCGAACGCAAAAATCACCCTTTTTAAGCGTGGAGAACCCATGAAAGAAGAAGATTTGTCGGAAGCCCAGCGGGCCAAGATGATGCAGTACATGGACAAGGGCTACTCGAAAGAGGAAGCCATGAAAATGTGCATGAGTGGCGAGAAAACAGAGAAAGGAGGTCACGACATGGACCCTCAAGAACTCGCGGAAAAGCTGGAGGCTCTGGAGGGGCAGGTTGATGACCTGACCAAACGAGCCGAAAGCGCCGAGGCTGAAGCAGCCTCCCTGAAGAAGCAAGCTGATGAAGCTGGTTTCGACATCTCTGAGGAAGGCAAGCTCGAAAAGCGGGCCGATCCTGAGTACGTCGAGATCGACGGCGAAAAGTTCGAGAAATCGGCTGTTCCCGCACCGCTTCTGAAGCGTCTCGAAGAGCAGGCCAAGTCCATCGAAAAGATGCAGACTGAAGCCAAAGAGGTCGAACTGTCCAAGCGTGGCGCATCTGAGCTGCCGCACCTGAAAGGTTCTGACCTTGCCAAGGGTAAGCTTCTTGATCTCATCGACGATGAAGAGATCATCTCCGCTCTGAAGGCAGCTGATGCTGCACTGAAGAAGCAGATGGAAGAAATTGGTTCGAACCCCCTCAATGATGAGGCGTCGGCCACTTTCCGTCTGAACAAGATGGCGCGTGATTACGCGGCAGAAAAAGGCGTCAGCTACGAAATTGGCTACGCTGAAGTCACCAAGTCGGGCGAAGGCGCAAAGCTTATGGCTGAAGCTCGCTCGGAAGCCAATTAAGGAGGGCGCACCCAAATGGCTTACAAAGAATCTCAGGTTAGCGTCACCCTCGAAGCTGGTCAGAATCTGTCCGCAAAGCAATTCTTCTTCGTGAGTGTTGCTTCGGACGGTCAGGTCGATCCGACGGGTGACGGTGCAATCGCAATTGGCGTTCTGCAGAACGATCCGGCAGCAGCTGGTCGTGCCGCAGAAGTGGCTATCGGTGGTCTCACTCGCGTTGAAGCGGGCGGTACTGTCGCTGCCGGTGCCGACGTTGCTTCCGACGCTGCTGGTAACGCTGTTACCGCCGCTTCCGGCGACGTAATCCTTGGAACTGCTGTGACTGGTGGTGCCGACGGTGAGATTATCACCATCGTCTTCCAACCGCGCGGCACGGCGTAAACGAAAGGGGTCTGAACAATGACACAACCCACAAATAGCGCCGTTCATGTAGACGCGGCTCTGACCAACATCTCGGTCGCGTTCCTGCAGAGTGCGGACAAGTTCGTTGCGGGACGAGTGTTCCCGAACGTTCCGGTCAGCAAGCAGTCGGATCGCTACTTCGTCTTTGATCGCGGTGACTTCAACCGTGACGAAGCCGCAGTTCGTGCGCCGGGTACTGAATCCGCTGGTGGCGGCTTCGATCTGGACAACACGCCGACCTACTTCGCGAACGTGCATGCGTTCCACCACGACGTGCCTGATCAGGTTCGTGCAAACGCAGACCCAGCTGTGGACGTTGAGCGTTCCGCTGCTGAGTATGTGATGCACAAGATGCTGATCAAGCGCGAGAAGACATGGGCAACCAACTTCTTCACCACTGGCAAGTGGACCAACGAAGAGGCGGGTGTTGCATCTTCGCCGGGTTCGAACGAAGTGATCCAATGGTCCGACACCACGTCGGGTGACCCCATCGGCAACATGCGTTCGGCGATCACATCGGTCGAAGAGTCCACTGGCTTCACCCCGAACACACTGGTCATGACAAAGGGTGTTCTGGATGCGCTGGTTGACCACCCAGACATCGTTGACCGCGTCAAGTACGCGACATCGACAACCTCCAACCCTGCAATGGTCAACGAGAGCACTCTCGCGGCCCTGTTCGGTCTGGAGCGTGTACTGGTGATGCGTGGTATCGAAAACACTGCTGCTCAAGGCGCAGCCAACGTCCACAGCTTCATCGGTGGTAAGAACGCACTGCTGACCTACGCAGCGCCTTCGCCGTCGCTGATGACGCCGACAGGTGGTTACACCTTCTCGTGGACTGGCTTCATGGGACAGACCAACGGCAACGGCATCGCAACCAAGCGCTTCTACATGGATCACTTGGAAAGCACTCGTGTTGAGGCTCAAATGGCCTTCGACATGAAGCTGGTGTCTGCTGATCTCGGCTACTTCTTCAAAGACATCATCGCGTAAATCGCGATAGTTTTGAGGGACAGTGAAGGGCGGCTAGTCAGCCGCCCTTTTCTTTTGTATTATGGCGCGAAAGGAGAACAGTATGGCCCGAATTATTGAACGTACTTTCAGCGCAGCGAAACCCGTCTTCGCTCGTAAAAACTTCATCGCAAACGGTCGTCGGTTTGCGCCAGGTGATCTTCTGCCTTGGCGCAAGATGGCTGTCGCAGAACGTCGCGTGAAGCAGATGTTCGAAGGTGGTCTGCTGACACACGAGATGACAAGTAGCGTCGATTTCGAAGAAGCATTTGCTTTGAAGCCTGAGCCGAAGGTCGAGACGATTGCCGAAGAGCCCGAGGTCAAAGACGATCTGGATCAGATCGACAGCATGAAAGAATTGCGGAAGATTGCCGATGACATTGGCGCACCGTACAAACTCAGCAAGGCGGAACAGCGTCAGGCTATCCGTGACCATCAACCAAAGGAGAAAGACTGATGGCTGTAACTATCTCGCTGTATAACCATACGGCAAAACTTTTCGCTGAAGGCTCGAACGCCGCAGCGGACACATACAAGCTGAAGCTCTATTCAGCTGCAACCTTTGATGCCACAGATACCACACTTGCTGGCGTTACTGGCACAGAGACCACCACCGCAACGGGTTACACCGCTGGGGGCCAGGCTCTCGCCAATGTGGCTGTTACGACAACGACAACGAACGATGCCAAGTTCGATGCTGATGACGTGACATGGACAGCTTCTGGTGGTTCGATTGATGCTGCCTATGGCATCATCTACAATGATACCGATGCAAACGATCCCCCCATCGCGTTCATCGACTTTGACGGCACTCAGTCCGCTGGTGATGGGACCGACTTCAAGGTCGTCTGGAACGCAAACGGCATCTTTACCTTCACGGTGGCATAACAATGGTTAAACTCGTCAACCGCGCAAAAATGACTACAGCCACGACTGGCACGGGTACTATCACACTCGGGTCAGCGGTTGACGGTTTCCAAAGTTTTACGGGTGCCGGTGTAGGAAACGGCGAAGTTGTTTCCTACACCATTGAGGACGGTAGTAACTGGGAGATCGGAACAGGCACTTACACGACGTCTGGAACGACTCTTACGCGGACGGTAGTTGAAAGCTCTAATGCCGATGCAGCTATCAGTTTGAGTGGTGACGCCATTGTCTATGTTACTGCGACTTCTGCGGACATTCAGCAACCCCCTTCTGAGGGCGCTTTCGTTGATG